AAACCAGTAATTATACATAGTGATAGAGGAATACAGTTCACAGGTGAACTGTATAAGGAAATAACAGAAAAAATGAAACGAAGCTATTCGAAAAAAGCATGTCCATGGGACAATGCATGTATAGAATCGTTTCATTCATTAATAAAAAGGGAGTGGTTAAATCAGTATAAAATCCAGAATTATGAAGATGCATATAAGTTAATATTTGAATATATAGAGACATTCTATAACACAGTAAGAATACATAGTCACTGTAATTATCAAAGTCCAAATCAATATGAAAAAAGTTATGTAAAGAGTAATTAAATTAGTAAAGAAATCTCAGTTTGACTGGTACTTTTTCTTGACGTAGTACCATGTTCTATACCTCTTTTCTAAAATTTAAGTGCATTCGCGAATGCCTTTCTTGCATTCTCTTCTTCAGCAGTCAATACATTGTTTTTTGCCTTGTCTAAAGGTGCTTTCCCTTTTAATCGGTCATCAACAGACTGCTGAACCGCTCCCTTGAATGCTTTAGAGAGTCTCTTGACAGATTCATTTACGGAATCAGCATCAGTGTAGTCAATGAAGTCAGCCATGTCTGCTGGTACTCCTGCAGCATTAAGCTGTTCCTTGGCAACTGCAGTCAGTTCTCTACGAGTAATTGCTGCTTCTCTATTGTCAAGATCTTCTTTTCTCTTGTCTTCTTCATACTGCTTCTTTTCATCATCTGTCATCTTTTGAAGCCTTTCGGCTTCCGTATGATCCTTATCCCACTTCTTTCTTGCACGGGCAAGTCTCTTCTGGACGATTCTGTCCACATCGTCTTCTGTGAGGGTTGTTACTTTGGCTTTACCATCTTCAGGTTCACCTGACTGCGCATTATCGGGATTCCCTTCATCGCCTGTATCTTCTTCCCCCTCTTCCCCTTCTTCCGCAAAAAGCTGAAGGTTCAAAGGCATCATATTCTTAATGTATTCCATAACTTAATTCCTCCGTTTATAGTCCGTATGACTGTTATATCCATGCACCTTTTAATGTCATATGCACGTTATGGACAGACAGAAAAAAAGAAGAACATCAATTGCTCTTCTGTCTGCTTCTGTATTTCATCAATGCTTTAGGTTTTCTTTCCTTGGGAGGCGGGCAGTACTCTTCATATGTCTCGTGTGAGAGTTTTCCGCATATCATGCACATATATGTCACCTTCTTGACAATGACGTGCCTACGGCTGTCAAAATGACTTTTACAGTCATACTCAAAGTATTAGTGATGATGTGGTTTCAATCCTTCAGCCATATGGTTCTCCTTTCTTGAAATTGAGCAAAATAAAAACCGACTATTTGTCGGTTAACTCTATTTTTTCTATTTCATCAGCATAAATCACAATGCAATGAAATTGATTTTTCATTTTTAGATCAATTGATGCTTCTCTAGGAGCGTTATCAATGGAATTATCAAATCCTTCCACAATACCCTCTAAAATTTGTCCATCCTTACAGAATACTTTAACCTCTTGACCTAAACTATTATATAACTCTCTTTCGGTCATTTTTTCTTCACTCCCTTTAATGTAGGAACCATGTGAGTTCCTTTTTCTTTGCTATAATGTATTTTAAACTTATTTGTTGCTATCCAAGTTTTATCGATGCTAAACACATATCCAGTAATTGTATCATCAGTAATAGATTCTGTTTTATCCCAATTACCATTTTTATCACGATTTATAGTACCTTTTCCCGCATGTTTCAAAATACATTTTTGTATTTCTTCCATTGAAGCATCAGCAATATAGCTTTTACCTTCTCTATAATTGTTATGTCCTAAAATATGTTTCCCTTGTTGCCCTTCACGCAACGTCAAATTATAAGATTCAACAATTTCTTTTTGTAATTTGAGGTCTTTATAATTTAACTTTAAATCATTAAATTTATCACCATCATTATACTTCAAATTTTGGAATTTTGATAGTGATAAAGGCACATTTTCATTTCCTAATAAATTGGCATATTCTTTATACTGCTTCTTATCGCTAGAATAATTCTTGATTGATTTCTCAGCCATATTAATCGCTTCAGCGCCATGTTTTTCAACCATTCTCTTATGCCACTCTTTATAAGTCTCATCTGCTGGAACCTTTATCCTTTCACCTGTGACAGGGTCTCTAGCAAATCTTTCTAGATTATGCATAGTTTCATCGTCAAGATTCATAATAGTAGTAGAACGGCACCATGGGTGCATTGGAGGGGCGTTTACACCTATCTTCTTATCATTAACCCTGTATACACTTCCGTCCCTCTCACGGCAAATTTGGGACGTTCTAAGGTCTAGTGTTGCAACAAATCTATACTCCTCTATGCCGTAATCCTTGTAAGCCTGGAAGTGTGCTTCATTGTGAATGTATGATGATTCGGTTCTTACAAGTCTTCTAGCTTTATTTCTACCTGATAGGAACTGTTCGTTGATTGAGTCGGTCATTTCCTTCTCTGTCTTTCCTGTAAGTGCTCCTATCATGAACTCCTCTTTTAGTGCATCGGCCACCTTCTGAGTATTGTTCCATACTCTTTCGGAATAGTTCTGACCTGACCATTTCTTTTTCAGAATGGTTTCAAGAGCGCCTTCATCAATGGGACCTGTCTGAAGATCTAGGCCACTCATTCTTGCAGCTTCATACACCGCATGGTGATAACTGCTTTCATAGACCTTTCGCATTGTCTTGTCTATTGCATCTCTTTCTTTGGATGCAACCGCATTGATTAGCCTGTTTATTGACTTATCAATATCATCAAGCCTCTTCATACGATTCTTATATGCTGGGGCTTCCAATTCTGCTAGCGCTTCTCTTTTTTGGGCACCTGTCTTATTCTTGTATGCTTCAAGCAGTTTTTCGAAATCTTTACTGTCAGCCTCTGAAAGAAGATTAATTGCCTCGTCTCTTGTTAGATGATGCTTTGAAGCGAATCTATTGAATATTCCCTCAATCTGTTTGGCAGTGTAGATTGCAGCCTTGCTATAGATTACACTCAAATCTTTAGCGCAGTCCTCAGCTAACTGCATATCCTTGTACATGTTCCTTGCTTCTCGCATCTCCCAGTACTTTATGTTTTTAATGTTAGTCATAACAGAGCACTATTATTCCATTTCTTTATCATCATCATTATCATCGTTCTCATGCTCCTCTGTTTCTTCTTCATCTTCTGGAGGAGTATTCTGATTTTCGGTATCAAATAACTGCTTCTGTGTTTCAAGTGCTTCCTGTTGTTCTTTTTTGACTTCTTTCATTTCATCATCAACGTTTGAAACAAAGTCAAGGAGTGCAAGAAGTGTCTTAGTTGATACAACACCTTTAAGATTCGCAATAATCTGTGATAATTCAAGACGGTTCTGTGGGAGTCCTCTTGTAAATACAGGCTCAATCATTGACTGATCAGCAGCAATCGCTTTTAGATTGAGGTAAGTACAGAACATTCTTATACGCTTCTTAAGCCCCTTCTTGTAATATCTCTCTTTTGTCTTGGTGAGAGTCTCAAGTGCTAGAAGCTTATATTGAATAGCAATGCCTGAACTGTTGCCAGCAAAGTTTTCATCTGTCAGATTAGGAACATGAGAAAGTGAATAGATATCTTCCTTTATTGAGCGCTTGAGTGTTTCCACCGCATTCTCGTCAAATGTTCTAGTCAGATATTCAGAGCGTGCATCACTAGGAAGTTCCATAACACCGTTCTTACGGATAGCCTGGAGCGCTTTTGTTGCTTCTTCATCGTCATCACCTAAAAGAGCGCCATAGACAACAAGCACTGCGTCAATGAACTGCTCCTTATCGTTGATTCTGTCAGAGCATAATGTATTGTATGCGTCAATAAGAGAAATCTGCTGTTCATAGTCTCCAATGCAGTCCATGTTGTTTCTATACTCAATGATAGGGTCCTCACCTAAGAAATGTGGATAAGGCTCACCAAGTTCTGAAAACTCGCCTTTTTCGAATTCTTCATTGCATGTGATTCCCATTCTTGTGACATAGTTCTCAGTTGTTACTGTTGCGATGATATTGAACCTGTCAGTAGAATCATCTTTTTCAATCGAATAATAAACACTGAATAGTTCATGCTGCTCAATTGAAGCATCGAAAACCTTGAACGTTGACAATGGGTCAAGTGTCTTGGTCATCAGCTTGCTTTCATGCTCACATAAGTAAACATACTCATAAGCGACACCAGCACGTGACATATTGATAGCATTGCATGAATCTGTATCATCTGTTTCAGCATCAACGAAAGCACCTGTCAGCTTGTCAATATTGCCGTCTTCTGTATTCTTCTTGAATGTTATAGGGTTTGAAAGAAAATAGCCCGTTGCTGTATCTGATATATCTTTAGCATGGTTTACCATGATCTTATTGTTCGGCTGGTTCTTGAACTTCTTTTCCCTGTTCATGATGGCATGCTTACCAAAGTAATAGCCGACATTCTTCAATATCTCAGGAGCACGAATACTATAATGCTTGCTAATGAGACGAAGGATCATGCTTCTGTCTATGTTTGTCTCGTCGAATTCTTCTCGTGGAATCGTGAAAGTGTAATACATCTTTTAAAATCTCCTCTTTCCTGCTCTTGCCTTCTTCATAAGGATTTCATTTTCTATAGCATATCTAACCGCATCTATAGTGTGGTTGTTTCTGTCGGGGAACTCCCCTCTAAGGTTGCCGCCTCTATCCATTTCAATTTCATAGTCATTGAATTCACGTGCAGCATTGGGGCATCTAACAGGATCTATAATTATCTTGTCCAAGTCCTGAAGGAACTTTATTCCATTGTCTACACTGTCAGCGCCTTTCTTTGCACCGATGATATTGAGACCTAATAACTTGAATTCATTAATGGTTCTTGGTTCAGCTGAATCAGCAGTGACTAGCTTATTGAGTGGGTTAATCTCTTTTATGAGTTTCACGGCCTTGGCATTTGATAGTCTAGTTCCATATACTTCACCAAAAATAAAAAGACGCCTGCGCGTCTTGTCATAGTTTGCTTTGACATATGCCAATGGGTCACCAGCATAACCAAAGTCCAATCCGTTTTTTAATCTATCGAATACCTGTATTTCCTCGTCGGTTATCTCACGTATATCAAGGTTTGTAAAAACCTCACTACCTGTACCGGTTACCTCACCTAGATAGTCATGCTTATACTTATCAGGCTTTGTCTCCTTCATGTGGTCGGCTTCTATTAGAAACTGCTCCCCAAGCCACTGAGGTGGCGCCTGTAAGTAAGTTGTATGAGAGACATATGTATCATCCCTCTTAACTAGAACTTGCCTGTTGCACCAATTACGTTGTGATTCAGGAGGGTTAAAAGAGTAAAATACACAATACTCATGCCCACCACGAAGAAGTGACTGATTGATATTGGTTATTTTATCGTATGTTTCGAACTCGTCGCACTCTTCATACCAGACATATTTAACATAACCGACAAACACCTTGATAGATTTCAACTTCTTAGGATTGTCAGCACCTTTGAATATTATCTGTTGTCCTGTCGGCCTGTATGTCATCTGCAGCTTAGATTCAGGTATGTCCCAATCTTCTTCAGCCTTAAGCATGAATATGCCCCATTTAATCTGTTCGTAGACTGAACCCCTTAAAGTGTCCTTTACACGTCTGATAACAACGGCATTACTCATTACACCACGTTTCGCATCTCTCATAATCCCTAAAGGAATTTCAGTACCAATAAAAGAAGATTTTAAAGAACCTCGTCCACCTTTAAGCCAGTAGTGTGTATATGCATTGGTCTTAACATATTTATGAAGATCATAGAACGCTGGGCCTATAATGTCAGAAAGCTTTGCTCTATTCGATGTCATCTATAATTACTATCTGTCCATTTGACTTGATGTCAAGACTACTGCCAGGCTTATTACCACTCAAATCTCTAATGAATTCTGCTGCCCTAGTATCGCCCTTCATTGCCTTCTGAACCTGTTTAATGAGTATTGCGTCCTGTACAGTCACATTCTTGCCATTCAATGCAGCAAAGTTCTTTATTGTGTCCACATCAGCTATCTTACCGGATTTGAGAGACATGGAAAGAAGCGATGCAAGATTGTCTTTCATTGCCTTCTTTTCTCTTCTTGCCTTGACAGATGCAAGTCCGCCTTTACGGCCGTTCTCTCTTCTTTCTTCTGGTGTCATGTTTGCGAACTCACTTTTTGCCATTATCATCACCCCTCTCATTAAACGTTACATTGCATTCCAGTATAAACTGTGTTTATTTATGCCTTTTTTACTGTTTCTTGAACTGTAATGTTTATCGTCTTCTTCGTGCTTTTTTCGACGTTCTTCGTACATTTTATCAATAGCTTTATCAGATAGAACAGAAGCTTTACCTTTTCCAATCTTGTTCACCTGCTTAATCATAGCGTCAACGCTTCCGAGCTTATCGTACATCGGCTGCAAATGGTGCGCTTTTGAGCGAAAAAGACCGTCAAATCCTTCGCCCTCTATCGCATCTTGTACTTTTCCATTTATAACCTTATAGTGTCTTGTTCCATTTTTGTCAGTAAGGCTGAAACCATGATATTTAGCATTAGAAGCTCTTTTTGCTCTTTTTCCACCTCTAGAACCTTTTGCCATATTATTTTCCCCACCTTCCTTGTGAAAACGTTTCTATGTATTCCACATCATCATCTTTTAATTCGTCCATATATTTACCATAAACAAGTACTTTACTAGGATGCAGCTTATCAATCATGTTTTTATATTCATGTTCAATAAAGTACTTTCTAGCCTCTTTGTCTTTTGTCCACATGTTGCTGATCAGTACAATACTATTTTTAGGAATGCCGTCCAGATAGAACTCCATGCTTCTTGGGTCTGTACTTGCTCTTACTGTCGGAATAACTGTTATACCTTGAGACTGCAAGAATGCACCAACCCACGCTTTTCTGTATATATTAAAAATCTGTGTAGCAAGTGGCATATCTCCATAAGGAGAGAAGTCAGGAGTTGCGACACAGACATACTGTCTTAACTTTTCAACATACTGCTGTGGATTATTCCAAATTCTTTCAAATTGATAGTCATCAATGAAGAAGTGAACTGCCTTACCTGTTGGATCATTGTCAGATAATACATAATTGAATCCTATCCATTCGGAAATTGGTGGCAGTTCTGTAACAGGCTCCAGCTTAGGAATGTCATACTTTCCTTCGCCATCAAACTGCCCATACTCTAGATTAACTATGTTTTCAACTCTTCTTTGTGTTTCTTGTTGATTTTCTTCATGCTCATAGTCTTCATAATATTCATAATCTTCAAAATCATCATCCTCAAACCCAAATGAATCCATATCTATATTGATAATGTCATCAAGTTCACCGCTTAGGATTTCAAAATCCCATTCAGCTTTCTCTGATACCTTGTTATCTGCTAGTCTAAATGCCTTAATCTGCTCGTCTGAGAGGTCATCGGCTACTATGCATGGAACTGTCTCAAGTCCTAGCTTTAGCGCTGCTTTAAACCTTGTATGACCGCATACGATGATATTATTCTTATCAATCACTATAGGAACCTTAAAACCAAACTCCTTGATGCTGTTCATCACCATTGGAACGGCTTCATCATTCCTTCTAGGATTGCGACTATAAGGGATTAAATCAGCAATAGGCTTCTGCGTTATCTTGATGTCATTCATCTGTTATTCTCCTTCCCGGCAAAATAAAAAGGCACTTATACAAGCGCCTTGAAATCATAGTTCCCTATCAAACTATTTCCACATGTTATATGTTAGCACCTTTATATTACTAATGCGTTTTGATTTCATGACTTTTCTATACTTTCTGTTATATTTTTATCATTTATAACTTCAGATAATTCGATGATACCAGAACAAAGGAAGTGTCTTACCGTTCCTACTGAATACTGCATCAAGTCGGCTATATCATAATCACTCATTAGTTCGACATACTTATAAAACAATGCATCACGATGATTCATGTTGTCTAGTTTCTCAATATCCTCACGAATAAGAGACATCTGAGCAATATACTTATCCTTCATCATGATGTAATCGTTCTGAGTCTTAGGTTCTGAATACGAACCGCTCGGACTATCATCATATCTGATTGATTTAACATTAATCATCTTGTTATTGATGTACTCCACTCGATTGCGCATATTCCTATAGCTTTTAAGATAGTTTCTTGTCTCTTCTGGTGTCATCTGATTACCTCCTTATTCAAAAATGAAAAATAAATAAATCACTATCACCAGTACAAATAAAATAAAAAACAAAAATTAACCTCCTTTCTGGAGAAGAAGAAAACAGTCCTTTACTCTTCCTATTGGTTTTCAATTTCCGTCTTCTCTTCTCCCAGCAACACCATAACTTTTTAGTTGGATAGCAAAATTAGCGCTTCATACTCTTATTCAATTTGCAAAGTAAGGTGAAGAGATGGAAGCAAAGCCATGACACTGCTGTTGTTTGTTGGTTTTAAGAATATGTTAGGGCATCAAGTCCATGAGAGGATCTTGCTTTTAGAAAAAGAATCTATTAAGTATGAGGGTCCTAATATTTTTTCTTGATAGTATATAAAATCTAATAAAGAACTCAATGCCCTGTGTAGTTATCTTAAGTCTCCTTTATAGTTGTTTTGAATTTATATTCAAAAATCTTTTTCTTAATCTTATATACTTCTGTTTTTCTGCCTTTGACGTCTTCCACAACTTCAACGTTATTGATGTAATAGACGAAGTCAGCGATATACTCCATCTTTCTTCTTTTTCTCTTCTTGCCATCAACAACGATTTCAAAAGATGGGATTAACTCAAAAGGTACCTGTAATTGTAGATTATGAATTAATCCATCTTTTTCCATCTGCTTTAATTCCAAATAGCGTTTTGCTTCCTTCTTGGAATCGAATGTGAAACCGTCAACTGTAGTCTTTCTTGAGTTGTACTTGCTCATTAAAATTGAATGTCATCCTCTTCCATAATCAATCCTTCATCCTCAAACTGATGAATCAGTCCATTGCTCGCATAGTTATTAACAGGTGCTTGACTATTTACTGGTGCTTGTGGTGCAGCTTGATTTTCTTTTCTAGTGTTAATGAACTGTACAGAGTCAGCAATCACCTCAGTAACATATACCTTTTGGCCTTGGTTATTGTCATAATTTCTTGTCTGGATTCTTCCATCTACTGAAACCATCGAACCTTTAGAACAGTATCGCTCTGTGTTTTCCGCAATCTTCCCCCAGCACACACAATTAATGAAGTCAGCCTCCTGATCATCGCTCTTGAAGTTTCTTTCTACTGCTAAGTTGAAAGAAGTGACTGCCTTCCCACTCCCTGTTCTTCTTAGTTCAGGGTCTCTTGTAAGTCTTCCGACTAATAAAGCACGATTAAGCATTAATAGTATTCCTCCTTGTCTTTTCTTGTCATAAGTTATTATTCTCCTTATCTTCTTCTATGCCATTCACAACGACCGACACAATAACGAAAACTGCAATAGCAATCACTGATATCACGATAAGAACGCCAACAATCAGCATAACGATAGCAAACACAGAAAACACATTTTCTAATACCTGCAATAAAAACATCTATATCACTCCCTCCCTATCTGATAAATAAGTAAATCATCAACATTAGTGTAGCAACATAAGCTGCTGCTAAGATAAAGAAATCCCTGTTAGCCTTTTTACAGTTTTTAACAAGTTTACTGTTTAATTTTTGTATATCATCCATTTTCCCACAATCTTCTCTATATAAATTCAATACAGCAGCATTTGCTTTCATTAGAGTTGTTTTTTCTCTTTTTAGGTTATTGTTTTCTTTTTTTAAGTCCTGACATACTTCTTCAAATTCTCCATATTCTTCTTTCAAATATGAATACTCTTCTTCTAGCTTCTTATATTCAGCATCCTTCTCTTCTACAATTTCCTGAACCTTTTCGGCACTAAAAATCGCCATTATACTTAGCCTCCTCTTCTAATTGCTTTACATAGTCCTGAGTTCTTTGCATAGATCTTTTTACTTTTTCTTTAAAAATCTTTGCAGTTTTATTGACATCTAAATACCCCATCAAGAATAACTCGCATATGCATATCAATACATCTGCAGTCTCTTCAGCTAGATGTTCACCATCAACAGGATTACTACCATTACGTTTAATCTTAGAGACGGCTTGAATAAGTTCAGCGCACTCTTCCATTGCAATAGTTAGCATATGCTGATTGCCCCATACCTTACATATTTTTTCAAGTTCAGGGGCGTTCCATATAATAGCATCGAATATGTTTCTTAACTTTCTACGTTTATGTGCGTCCATTTACTTGTCTCCTTTATGTTTTTTTGCAAAAAATAAATCTAACCTCTTATACTTTCTCCAGAATCAGCCAATAGCATGATTGCGTGTCCTCTTGGCGAATCATTTACTTCAATATGAGTTACTAACATATCTCCAAAATGGTTATCCATGAATGTTTCACTATGAGTGATTTCCCATTTTGTTCCTTGTATACAAAAATTCCAACTTTTACATCTAATGTCAATGAGTTCATCTTCATCGACTCTTGTTAACACTTCATTTATTCTCATTATTTTACTGTTCTCCTTCTACTTCTAAGTCTTCAATGTAATCATCATCTTTATGTGCAGTTAAATATTTTAATAATTCTGTATCTGAAGCATTAGGACCATAATATAAATCATCAGGATAATAGAACTTAGTAAACTGCGTATACCATCCACTTTTTTTAAAATATTTATTAAAACCCATCACTTGAATTTTTCTGACATATAGTTTAGGTGTTAATTTTAAAGTCAGCATTTTAATATCAGCTGTTAAATACTCAACTTCCCAATTCTTCTCATTTCTTAAAAATGAGGTTCTCTCTTCTTTATTCTTCAGCATCATTGACCACCTCACATGTACCTAGTAATTCATTTATTTCAAATAATTCATCTTCTCTTAAGAATTCAAATAACTTCTCACAAAGAGGAACACAATTGAGTGGTTCATCTACTCCGTTCTCAGGAGAGAACCAAGTACCATCCTTATCAACTGGCTTTAATGTGAAGAACGCGATTGTGAAATCATCATCACGTGATACCCATTCATATCCTTCAGATAGCATATATTCAAGTAAGCCGTACTCCAGTGCATTCATTTTTATCTTGTGCTTCTGGTATAACCATCTAACGATATTGATTTTTGAACACATGAATTTATTTATTCCGTTTACTGGTTCCTTCGTTTGATAACAAAATTCACATTTATTGCATGAGCCTTCTTCCTTACAGCAGAATAATTCACCGTTTGATTTATCTACCGCAAAATTGAAACCTCTAGATTTAATTTCATTTTCATAGAATTCAAAATTTGTCATGTTATAAATCCCCTCCTAGTTCTTCCATTGATTTTCTTAATTCAGCAACCTCTTCATCAGAGACTTGATCTTCATCATTTCCGTATAGTCCTTCCGCTAATCGCCTTAATTCTTCTTTATCCTCTTCAGTTACTCTTTTTTTAAGTTTCTTTTTCTTCTGGTACCATTTCTTTTCTTTTGCTACTGCTAAAGCAAAGTTCTTTAGATTGGTTATTTTCTCAAGTCCATAAAGTTTGCATGTTTCTATTACTTCATCGGCAACTTCTTCAAAGTCATTTTCAATAAGAAAAGATTTTAAATCAGACAAGTCAGAGTCACTGACAGACAGTCTTCTTTTATTCTTTATTTCTTTTATTCTTTTATTCTTATTACGTCCTACCTCTTGTCCTACCTCTTGTCCTACCTCTTGTCCTACCTCTTGTCCTACCTCTTGTCCTACTTCTTGTCCTATTTTTAGGACACTAGGTGAGACACGGTTCTGATATTTATCCCAGTTTTCAACTGTTATAAGAGTGCCTTTTCTAGATATATCTAGCTTGATTTTTCCACATTCCTCTAACAGATGCAGATATTTAGTAATAGTGTTTTTTGCCATCCCACATCTTTCTGATACCTGTCTTAGAGACAAGATGCATTGTCCTCTTTTAATAAGCTGGCCATGATGGTAGTAATCAACAGGATTGGCATGAAGAAGGATGTCAATCCAAAGGTGTAGCATTTTTGAATCATGATAGACTTCATCGTAGTCCATCATGTATAACTTGATCCATCTTCTTTTTTCATCCATCCCTCATGTCTTCCTTTCTTTAATTAGAACTGTTCATAATCAAATTCTTCACCAAAGTCGCCAAATTCAGTATCGCCGAAATCAGTATTGACCATCGCCTCTTCTAGAACCTTGTCAGATTCTTCATGTGGCTGTGGTGCTTTAGGCTCTGAACTTTCATGTTCGATTGCTTTAGGCGCTTCTTCATGTGCCTGTGGTTCTTCATCGTTTACAAATGTAACAGGAGCATCAACATACTCTTTTGTACCATCGCTGTTGATTACTGCCATATCGGCATCAATAGCATTCTGCAAATCAATTGACATGATACCCCACTTGCTGATCAGCTGACGTAGCATAGTCTTGTATGCCATTCCGTCAAAGTCTTTAGACCAGAATGTCCAGTTAGTGCCTTTTCTTTTATCTGCTGCATATCCTTGAGAATACTTAAGCGCATGTGCTTCCATCTTCTCTTTCGACCAGTACATTGTCTTTCTAAAGCCGTTTGTATATTCAAACATTGCATAATAGCCGACTGTCTTAGCGTTCTCTCTTACAAGTTCATCATCAATTAATCTGACTTCAATCTCTTCATTAAGAGGATCATAGTGGATTAATTCGCCTTCCTTAATCGAAATAACGTTTAATTTTCTATACTGTCCACTTCTGATAGCTAGCTGAATGTAGCCTTTATAACCTAACTGGAACTGTGCCACTGTTCCTCTCTTAGTCTTGTAAGGTACAAAGTAGTACTGTCCTAACTGGGGAGAAGGAGATAAGTTGAGCGCTTCGCCAAGGAATGCAGCAGTAATGATACTATTAGGCTCACACTCCTGAAGCTTTGGATCATTGACAACTGTAGAAGTAATAGAAGCGATGAAACGTGTTCCATTCTTACCTCCAACAACATCATTGATTTTTCTCTGTACTGCTGGGCTTGCGATAAAAGTACTGAATTTTGCTTTGTTTGTGTCTTTTCTTAAACTATTTTTTACTGTCATTGTTATTTACCTTCTTTCTTCTTTCTAGGGAATCTTAAATCATAATCGAAACAACCATCATATTTGGCTTTGAGGTAGTCTAGAGATGTTTTTAATTCATTTAGTGCTGAATTTGTTCCTACGATTTTACCAACCAGCATCTTTAGAGGTTCTTTTTCTTCTGAAGAAACATTTACAGGCTCTTGTTGCTTAACTTCTTCCTTTTTCGCTTCTTCTTTCTTCTGATGTTCCTGTTCATCTCGTCTATTGATAATTTCTCTAAATCTTCTTTCGAGAAGTGGCTTAATGTCTTCAAAAGAGCCATTTCTTAACTTATCTTTATAGACACTTACATCAATCATCTCTTGATCAACATCAGTTTCTTTACATCTAGCCTCTAAATAGATGTCTAGAGACTCACATCTTTGTAAATATGCTTTATATGTTTCCTTAGTTCTTTCACATTCCTGTTTGATTGCATCTACTAATGCTTTGGTTGGCTTCTTATTGTTGATGAACTTCTTTAGAGAGCTCCAGCGTGGATCAATAGAGAATACCTTAGTTGCGCAGTATCCATCAAAATCACCTCTATGCACATAATCATTAAGAGCCTTATTAATGAGTTTTCTTATAGCCATGTCATTCTCTGCTACTTCCTTATCTGTGAATTCCTTAATATCACTAGATAATGAACTAATAGAAGCATCAAACATCTTAAGAACTTCTTTCATATCGTTCTCAAAATCTGTGTAGACCTTCATTGCTTCTTTTTTGACTGCCTTCTTGCTTTCATTGACATTGTCTTTTTCTTTCTTCAGCTTAGAAACAACGTCAGATAACTCTTTATAGTTGTCTGCAGTCACTACAATGCCGTCATAGCGTTTCAAATAAGACTTTACAGCCTCTTTGAAGTGTTTTACGTTACATCCTTCAATCTGCGCTGGAATGACCTTCACAACACTTAAACTAGGCATCTCAGCAACTTCATTGACATCTGCATCAATAGGCTGTGTATCTTCTTCCACCGCATCCTGATACTTTACTAATTCATAGCTTTCAGCGTGTTCTTCTTTTAATGCAACTACTGCTCCGTCTGGTGCAACTGCGATAACTGCACTCACTGCACCGAAAGGCCACTCAAGCCCTTCAACTTTCTTTTTGTCATCTGCGAGCATGACTTTGATGATTTCAAAATCAATCTTGTCAGTGACAACACCGAGATAGCCGCCATATAAGCGGTCTTTAATTTCTTGTTTAAATCTCATTCTTTTTCTCCTTTAAATAAAATTTGGTTCAATATCTTCCACGATGTGCTTTTTCCAGAAGGCTTCTTCGTCTGCTTCTAGCTGCATTAAATCCAAAAGCACCTCGCTTCTTTCAATTCTTCTAATGATAGTTTTTGTCTCGTCACACCATGGCATCATCGCAATAGCAAATAAGACAACGAATTCAGCACCTGTCACATTCATATAATGCAAGCACTGACAGTAATATGTCTGAGGCATTGAATCATCGCCCCATTCTTCTTGGAAGTACTGCCACTTATTAATAGTGGTTGACTTTATTTCAAGTATTCCTGTTGTTCCATCTTCCTTACGAATAAGAGCACCGTCCAAGTTGGCACGCATCCAATCCTTATCCTTGCGAGATAATGAGTAATCCTTTGTGTCAATGACTTCATAGTCATCACCATAGAGCGCTTCAAACAAGTTGAACATTACAGGCTCTAGACGGTTTCCCATCTCAATGGCATGATTTGAAACCTGAGGTCTCTTTTGTCTATTTGTTTTGTCTTCCCACAACTCATGAAGAGTGGTGTAGCGGTTGACACCTTCGATTATTCCAGCATCTGAACCACCAATCCCTTTTCTTCTCTGAGAGAGCCACCCTTCTTTATCTTTTGGAATCGGATCATAGAGACAATCAAACAATCCTTTGAAAGGAGTCATCGTATTTCCTCTAAAGCGTTAATAACATCTTTAATAAGAGCCATGCCACTGTCTCCTGTGACATCGATAAACATTTCAGCGTTACCTTCATACAATCTAACAAGGACCTCTTCATTGCCGCTCTTGTCCTTGTGATATAGCATTTCTGCTATTTCATCTTTCCACTTTCTAGTTCTAGTGAGAGTCTCAAACAGGCTCTCTAGAATATCTTTCTTATTCTCCATCTACGTAATCCCCTTCGAACAAGCTATCTAGTGCTTCTAAGATATCAGAGACTGCATTTACATCACCTAACTGCCCAAACGCTTCAATTGCAGCATCAGGACATTCATATACCTTATTTAGAATTCTATTGAATTCTCTTTCTTCATATTTATTAGCAAAGCCGTTTGCGAATTGTCCTTCTTTTGCTGCTTTAACAGCAAAGGCAAACAGTAGTAAGTAATGCCATGTATTTCCTGTTCCTGTTACTTCACAGTTCCCGTCTTTAATCTCAAAGTGTAGGAATGGTTCTATGTGTTTGATCATGATTATTTATCCCCCTTTAACCCGATATATTCTAGAAATAGGATGTTTAATCCTAATGAGAAAGCACTTGAGACATGTACGGCTGTACTATCCCAGTTAGTGCCTGTACTAATCATTGAAATAACCATGCCTAAAACAAAAGTGTTAAAGGCAATCAATACGATTCTTTTACTATTCATAATTTCCTCTTTCTGTGCTATAATTAGCACTGTCTGATTTTTATCAATCTTTTCCTAGAAGATTGAGTGGGAGCACACGATGGCTGTCGTGTGTTCTTTTTTTGTGCTCATAAGCACTTAGCGCCAAAGAAAGCATTTATTTGATCAACAGACAAATTATTTAAAAAGGATTGATATATTCAATGTAAGATACACATACGAAGGGAGTTTCCAAAAAAATGAAAACGAGACATTCTACAATAATATTATTTGCCTTCTTTGGCTTTAGGTGCCTACGAGCAACTAAAGCTACTTATTCAATTGTCTTTCTTTTAGTGAGCTCCTCTACCACTGCTGCAATCAACTTATCTGAAGGAGCTCTATAGTAATTGTTCATGTAATCGAAGAAAGCCTTTCTAGGGATGTAAGTACTTCTTTTACCTGAGTCATGTTTTACTACTGACCCAGGCATTACGCCCTGTTCTATAGCGTTTAGGATAAAGTCACGGCTTTTATGGGTAATTTGCATGACTTCCTCAACGCTGATACTCCATTCATCCATGATGATCACCTCCTATTGAAGGAACTTATTAATGAAATACTGCTGACCCTTGCCAGTAATCTTAGGTGTCTTAGTAGTGATATTTACACCTGAGCCGTTGACGTAAGAGCCTTCCTTGATTTCAAAGAGACCTAGTTCCATAGCCTTCTGTGTAGGCATGTTGTAATCAGTGCCCTGGCGCTTGATCAGATATCCTTTTTCTCTGAGCCATGCGAACAAACGCTTCTGACCCATGTCAATGCCATTCTGCTTTAAGATTTTAGCAAGTTCACCAACTAAGATTGACGTGTGGCTAGTTGCTACTGCATCAGCAAATACTACCTTAGGCTTCATCTCCTCGATTACTTTATCCTTAGCAGCTAGAACACTTTGAGCCTCAATTAATGCCTTAGCCATTAATTCCTGTCCGCTTAGTTCATTCACTTGGTACTGCCCTGTTTTTCTAAGCGTTGGGAGTACTTCAGATGTTACCCAACGTTTGAACTTCTTGGCTGATGGTAATTTGCTTGAGAGAACTAAACTGTATAGACCTGATTCATTGATGATTGTCATCCCTCTTGGAGAATCAAAAGTACCGTTTTGGTAGTTTTGCCTATCTTCTTCATCTACGTGTCGGTTAATATCTCTACTACCGTTTTGGTACCCGAGAACATCAGCAACATCTTTTCCGACGAACCAAGGCTCATTGTTAAGCAAAAGACTTCTTACTTCATGACTTTCAAAATTAAATAATTGTACTTCGTTCATATTAGCCTCCTTGAATGTACGCTTTAAGCGTTATCTTTTTCTAAAAAAAGAAGTTGATCATATTCAACTTGATAAACTTCTTCTATTTTCTTCAACATAGGAACGTTTGGATATGTCTTCCCTCTTTCATAATTAGATAGAACATCATCGCTGATTCCAAGTTTTTTAGCAGCTTCTTTCTGAGTTAATCCTAATCTATCTCTAGCTGTTCTTAATGTATACATTTCTCTGTATGCTTTTTTCATTTTTTCACTTCCCTTATTTATTAATTAATTTAACAAGACAAACAATAGTCACGATATTCAAAATAATTTGAATAATATCTAATAAAATCTGCATATTGATATCTCCTTTCTTTTCTTCATATATTGACAACAGCGAACCAAAAAGTTAATATCAATCAAGGAGAGGAAAACCCTCCCCTCAACCTTATTTCAATAAATCTTTTACCAGATTAATTATTGAAATCATCAGGTTGATGATTGATGTAGCAAGTGCGATGTGGGCCAAACGCAATTCGTACTTGCTTTTTCTTTTGCACTTTTTCTTCACTGATAAGTCCTCCTTTCTGAATCTATTGTACTACGCTTAAAGCGTTATGCCAACGGATAAGCGTATTTTTATCGTTTTTTATTGTTATTTTTACGCAAAAAGCATATTATATATATAAGGAGGTATTACTTATGTCAGACTTAGGGAATAAAGAAGTAATGGCAAAAAATATTAAATACTATATGTCATTGCATAATAAGACAAGAAAACAGATATGTTCGGATTTAGGTTTTGCATATACTACTTTTTCAGATTGGATTAATGGGAAGAAGTATCCACGTATTGATAAGATAGAAATGATGGCTAATTATTTTAATATTGCAAAATCTGATTTAGTAGAGAGTAAAGATAAGCAAGAACTAGCATCAACTTACGACAATCTTTACAAACTAGATAAAATAAAACTACCTTTTCTTGGAAAGGTAGCATGTGGTGAGCCTATCTTCGCAGATGAAGACAGAGAAAGTTATATAATGATTGGTACAGATATTGGTGCTGATTTCTGTCTACAGTGCCAGGGTGACAGTATGATAAACGCAAGGATCCATGACGGTGATATTGTCTTTGTGAAGAAAACTGACATAGTAGAGAATGGAGAGATTGCTGTAGTAATCATAGATGATGAGGCTACACTAAAAAGATTCTTCTATTATCGTGAACAGAATCTAGTTATTCTGAAGCCTGAGAATCCAAAGTATCAGGATATAATCCTTGCAGGTGAGCAATTGAATCAAGTTAGGGTTATCGGAAGAGCGGTCGCTTTCCAAAGTGATGTAATATAAATTGATAGGAGGATTATAAATTATATGCAAGAAAAGAAAATGAAATATCAAAGATACAAACGTGGACAGATTGTATTGATTGACTTCAGTCCTTCTATGGGTAGTGAATTACGTGGCAAACATTTTGCAATTGTAATAACAAAGAAAGACTCCCCTAATAATGGTGTCTTGACTGTCATACCACTAAGTTCCAAAGAAAAACCTTACTATTTAGATATAGGAAATTTTGTTTCGAAACAGGTTTATCCGCAATTATTAAATATTACTAGAGAATTATATACAGCATTAGCAAATTTGGATTCATCTGATGAAAACGAATACAACGTTGAAGACGTTCAAAAAGTCATCAATAATGTTAATGAATTTAAAAAAGTCGCAAACATATACATTAACAAGAATAAAAAATCATTTGCATTGGTACAAAATATTACAACAGTAAGTAAAATAAGAATTAAAAAACCTGTAAATCATTATGATCCAATCAAAAATTTGATTGCTGATAGCCTAATTCTTGATTTAGTTGATAATAAAATAAAAGAATTATTCATCAATGATAAATAGCAAAGATATAATAACGAGGTTGTCAACCGAAATTGATAATGTCCCAAAAATAATCAAACATTAGCACCACAACGGTGCTTTTGTTTTGCAGCATAATTCACAAAGCTGGCTTTTCTCCAAGGATGATCCATTGGAGGA